CCGCCGCTTCGATCTATTAAGAGTCTCAGCAAGCAACTCCGCAGCCGCCAGACTAAGAACCCGGCCTCGCATTGCACAACTACCACAAACACTCGAATCCGCACCAGACGCGACCGCCGCCTGGGGCGGGATATCCGAGCGCATTATATAAATCTGAAGCATCGCGCCCGTGGCTGAATTGCTGGACGGGCTCGACAACCCCACAAGCGCGGCGAAAATTGGCGACCTATCAAGCATTGACGGGCCGTCATATATAAGAACGTTCTGCATACCTACGCCCCCACTACCTTACGGAGCGAATCATAACGAAGGTATACCTTGACGCCGTAGCGGTCCGCGTCCTTTTTATTGATGTAAGTAGCATTACCAGGATTCGCGATCACAAAATCCATACCCGCAGCCCAATCAGCTTTGACAGCTTTCGCGCTTTTATAATCTCGGCCATAGCCGGGCGTTACTGTTAACGTTGTCATTTTCGACTCCATGTTTGGTTGACATATGGGAACAATCTCACAATGCGCGTGACGAGTCGAGTCATATGACTCGACGAGCGCAGCCGACCGCCTCGAACCAATCAAAACAGCCGAAAACCCCAGAATCCGGCCAAAAAACAACGCCTCACGTGCGATTCCAAGCGAAACGGCCGCACACTTGTACGGCCGTATGAGCTGAGCGCCAAAAAAAACCCCGGCGCGGATCCGCGCCGGAGCTGGAGAAGTAAAGACTAGTTAAGAGCCCAGTTACGTCGGCCGTGCTCCAAACGCAAATCCTTCGCGGCACCGCGAATTTTGCTATAAACCACTGTCGAGCGATGTTGCAGGTCGCCGTGGTTTACGTTGCGGCCGGTAGGCTTCAAAGCGTGAGTGCATGAATTGAAAAGCCACCACAGATTGCGGCCGTTCGCCATGTGCTCCTCCACGCTGCACCGATCCCAATCGGTGACCGCACGGCCAAGCTGGGACGGCGAGAAACCGCCGCGACGGAAAATGTCCAGAAGCACCGCATCGCCCGTGTCGCGCTCGATCTTAGCTTGAATGAAGTTGTCGAAGTCCACGGTTAGCGTCCGGTTGGCGTTTCCGAGCCCAGTCACCGCATCGGCGACCATAGAAGGTATACGGTCCACAAGATTCGTTGTCTGCTTCGAATACCAATTCCCCAAAGGGCCGTGAAAACACAAGTTCGAACAAACCATTACCCGAGAGCCGATGCATAGGCCCCTGCTTATGCTTTGATCGTGAGACCCACGCAGCCCCACTAACTGAGACCAACCGGGAACCAGCGCCGTACTGGTGGAAAGAGCCGGAACCTTCGAAGGCTGTTTAACGTGAACGAGACCGAACAACTTCGACTGGTCCTTCGTGACTGCAAACTCCTCCTGATCAATCACAAACCCAGCCTTGACTATTTCATCACAAACGGTGTTTGAAAAATCCGCGAAAGAGTACGGTTGATGACGAGATCCGAGCGGCTGCGGCGTGCGCAAATGGCGCATATCATCGCGAGTAACCTTTATATCTGTATCAGAATTATACATGAGATGAGACATGTTAACTTCAGCTCCTTATAAGGCCATTCGGCCGATCCGAACGGCTCTAGCTCAATATAAAACTACTCTTATATAAGAGCAATAAAAAAACCGGCCGCAGTCACCCGCAGCCGGTGCAACATATAACTATATCAGCTCGCCGAGCCAGCTCTCGCCACCATCGGTAATCTTAACCTTCGTACTATCCCCATGTGTTCTCAAAAACGAGAAAGCACCCTTCTTGGTAAACCGCCGAGGGTTGCCCTTATCATCCACAACAAGGAATCCGTTCCCTTGCTCGCGGTAAGCCCCCTCGCCTAAGCGGCCACTCACAACTTTTAATAGTTTTTTCATATCGGCTCCTAATTTGACAAGGGTCTATATTAAATCCCATACCAGCCTCCGGTCAAACAAAAAAACCCCGGCGCGAGCCGGGGCAGGTCTTCACAAACCAAAGCAGTACTATTCGTCTTCGCCATATCCCTCCGGAAATTGAACCTTGCCATACAACAAGACAGGCGGCTCAACGACTACCGTCGCTTCATACATCGCTTCAGCAATGGTTTTCTTAACAAGCTTAATGACGCCGGGAGCGGTATGAACAGTGAGTTCACCGATAGTTTCTTTGATAAGCTTAACGATCTCGTCCTTATCAAGCGTCTCACCCACATGGTTCAGAATTTGATCCGGCAAATCATCCTCACGCAGGAAGCCTTCTCCATTGTCCTCGACCACTCCAACCGCGATCTCGTGGGGGTCATTCTCTTCGACACTATCGAGTCGACCGGTCAACTCCGCGAGCCTTTCATCCAGTTCGGAGTTCGAGGGCGTGTCCGGATCGACGTCGTGCTGCTTAACAAAGCTTTGGATCGCATTGTCTAGTTTGCCAAAAAAGTCACTCAAAATCTCATCGACCCGAGAAACCACTTCAGCCGACACCGGCTCTGCTCCGTTGGTCTTGTCTAAATTTTCCATCAGTGCATCCCCGCTTTGCGCCGCAGCTCCACCCTTTTCGGGAGCACCACGTTAAGGTTACATTTTACGCAACACTGGCCGTCATTGATAGGCTGCGCGTTCTCCCCTTTGTCCCAATACACCTCCCCGGTTTCAGGATGGCGCTTGACATCAAGAGGCCCGTGACAAATGCTACATTCTCCCATGTTTCAGCTCCTTTATTTATCTGGGAATAATGGTATACGACACTGAAAATAAAAAAACAACTATATGACGTTAGGATGCTCTGGATCTTCGAAGGCGTCTTGATAGCGTTCCTCCTCACGCTCACCGTCCTCGGCCTGTTTTTCGGCTAACGCACGATTGACATCAATCTGAGCTGCTTCACTCAACTGGTCCCAACCATACTTCGACAACGGGTAGGTGTACTCACCAGGAGCTTCCCCCCTCGGGAGATCCTCATATAATTTCACACATCCCCACAACTCTTTATAAGTGCTGTCATCAACTTTTAGACACTCGGCAATTTCATCAGCCTTCCAATACCTCGCTAAATCATGCATTTTCATCTTTCAGCTCCCAGTTGGTGACTTGTTGAGTTCCTTCTGCCGTTTGCGATGGGCNTCGTCGGCTAATCGCTCGCCCTCTTTCCCAGCCTCCGAAAAAGACTTCACAAACGAAAATATTTTTTCTATCAACCAATCCACTATACTTCTCCACTGTCATGTTAGGGCTCCTTGTTAAAATCTAAGACTAATCTTACACCCCGCTTCGAGGGGCCGTCAACGCCCAGAAGCCCTCCCAGTCATACTCCGAAAGCGGATAAGTAAACGTTTTAAGAGGCGAAACGGCAGAAGGACCATCCAAACAAAGGTCAACACTGTCACGACCCAAGAATACGTTAAGACCCATATCGGCACTGCGAATAACAATGAAACAATTCGCGTGGCCGTGCCTCGTGAGCCAAGAGACTTGGTGGGGTGAGAGGTTGATTTTCTTTCCATGTTGCACTTTCAATTCCAAAAAACTGAACAGACCGTCTTCATTACAGCACAGGACATCCGGGAAACCGAGAGTTCCGAACGCCTCAATACGATCCAGCTCAATCGTCCTCGATTTCGGAATATTGGTCTTGATCAGGCTCCAAAGCCCCGCTTCGATGTTGCGAAGTTTCGGCCCCCTCTTCCTCTTCGGGCGGCTCGGGGGTGACATCAATAATTTCTCCAAATCCTGCATCTTTTAGCTTCCTTATCTCCTCCAGGACAGTTTCACGATCCATTTGATCGATTGAAATGCCGTGCCGAACTTCTGATTTGTTTACGTAAATGTTGCCCTGGGCTTGACCGCGACGGTGCTCCGCAGCGACGGCCGCACTCCACGCCGAGTTGGCAACGCAAAGGTCCCTCAGACGTGCCAATTGTGCGATATGCCGCTTGTACCCAACTTCGTACATACGATCTAGCTCATCGCGGTACTCCGCAATTTCACGGCAAACATGGGGGCAGATATTCGGGTTGGTCATTTCGTGGGCGCGGCTACTCGCTGAACTGGGGCTAAATCCCGCGTTCATAGCTGCCTGTCGAGCAGTAATCATGCCATCCTGACTCACCAACTCACGCACGAACCGCTGCTGTTTTCTTGTAAGCCTCTTATCTACCAGAGGAATTACACTTTTTTTTCGGCCCATCCCATTAACCATCCCGTCTAGC